CAACCAGTGCTACGTAATTGGGCCGACCAGTTGGGCGTAGAGTTTGACGAGTCTGTTATGATCAACACGTTGGACATCAATGATGTTCAGCAATCCTCTTATTTCTTCTGTTAACCAATGACCGCACAATTCCCCGCACAAGAACAGATCGACCTGATCATTGATCGCACTGGCTTTGCCCGTTCTGTTGTCGAGTTTATGTGGGACGAGTACTTTGAGGCTGTTGATGGAGATGTGGAGGGTGACGAAACCTTCTCCGACTATGTTGCTGAGGTCCTTGGTAATGCATCCTTCGTGATCGCTGCTAGCAAGGGGTTCAGTATCAATGGTTGTCTGGCTGCCTATGACTATGGGTGTCAGACGGTATCGGAAGAGGGTCTGACGTTGGATCAGCTTGAGGGTGTGATCGACGAGATTGAACTCGAAGGCCTGCTTAATACTGAGGACGATAGCGAAGAAGGGACCTGATTCGTTACTGTTTACCTCACTCTCCTTTATCACCAAATCTATGTCTGACGGACGTTTCATTATTACTACTGAGCTCGAAGGGTTTATCAATGCCCTGCGTCCCAGTGGTAAGTTCAATAACTGTACCATTGGCTTTAAGGTTCCTGCTGAACTGTTGCCTGAGTTCGATGCCACCTACGAAAAGGCACTTGAATGGGGCAAGAACAAGCTCAATGGAAAGCGGTTCACTGCTGAGCTTCCTAAGTGGGACGAGGAGGGCTTTGTAAAGGTCTCCTATGGTGGTGATGCCTCTGCCCCTATGTTCCCCTGGGTGGACACAGACGGGGTGCCTATCGACCTCGACACGCCCATCTGGAAGGGTACGGTGGTCAAGCTGATCGTTGACCTACGCCCCTATGTCTATGCCTCCAAGGTCGGCTGCTCCTTTAAGGTACGTGGCGCTCAGGTACTCAAGCTGGTCGGCTCTGGTGGCTCTGATAGCGGCGAGCTGGATGATAGTGCGGTGGCATCTATCCTTGGTAAGGCCAGTGGGTTCAAGACAGGCAGCCCTAACTTTGAACCGAGCAAGGAATCTACTGAAGAATCCTTTAGCTTGGGTGATGATGAGGACTGTCCCTTCTGATGAATCGATACCGGTCCCGACTAGAAGAAAGGTTGGCCCGGTGGCTTGAACTAAATGGTCATGAGTTTGAGTACGAGACCCTCCGTCTTGATTACACCGTTTCAGCTGTATACACACCTGACTTCATCCTATCCAATAAGGTTATTCTGGAAGCAAAGGGTTACTTTAAACCCGAAGACCGAAGAAAGATGCTTGCTGTCAAACGACATCATCCTGATCTTGATATTCGCCTTGTCTTCCAGCAACCGTACAACACCCTCACAAAAACCAGCAAGATGACCTACGCTAAGTGGGCCGAAAAGCATGGTTACTTGTGGGCAGCAGCTCATGACATTCCACCCGAATGGTTCGACTAGACGAATCTGAGTTCGTCGCCCATGGTCCCTGTCCTAACTGCGGGTCAAGTGATGCTAACTCCATCTACTCTGATGGTCACGAGCATTGCTTTTCCTGCGGTAGACATACCACTGCTACGGATTCCGAGCCCACTCACAAGCCTCCATCTAATCGCACTATGGACTTCACTGGGGACATTGTTCCACTTCGAAAACGTAACCTCCTTGAGGATACATGTAAGAAGTTCAATGTTCGCTACGACACTGCCTCAGAAACCTTACGATTCCCCTACTACTCACAGACTGGTCAACTTGTTGCCTTTAAAAGTCGAGATACCGATAAGGAATTTCGATGGACAGGCAAGAACGATGAGCATACGTTGTTCGGCCAACAACTGTGGGGGCAAGGGAAGTCGTTGGTAATCACCGAAGGCGAGCTCGACTGTCTCAGTGTGTTTCAAGTACGAAATAGCTGGCCTGTTGTCTCTCTTCCAAATGGAGCACAAGGAGCAAAGAAGGCCCTCCAACACCAGTTAAAATGGGTGATGGGCTTTGAGGAGATCATCCTCTTCTTTGATAATGATGATGCTGGACAACAGGCCGCACAAGACTGTGCTAGTTTGTTTCCACATGATCGACTCTTTATTGCTTCCTCTGCCCCTTACAAAGATGCTAATGAAGCCTTAGTTGCAAAGGACTACGACGCCATACGCCAAGCGTTATGGAACAAGAAACAGTATTCGCCAGCGACAGTCATTGATGGACGAGATCTATTTGAAGTTGCCACACGTCCCCTCCATGGTAGGGATGCTGATTGGCCTTTCAATGCTCTTGATACCATCACTGGTGGTCTTAGAAAGGGCGAGTTGGTCACCGTTACCGCCGGCTCAGGTGTTGGTAAATCGACCTTCTGTGGTGAGGTAGCTCAGAAACTCATTGACCAGGGGCACAGCATAGGGTATATTGCTCTGGAGGAGAACCTTCAACGCACTGCTCTTCGCTTGATGTCCGTTAAGGCCAATCGGCCCCTACACCTGAACAATGAAATTCCTGAAGACGACCTCAAAGCAGCCTTCGATGCTTCCCTGGGAACTGGCAGGGTATACCTGCGAGATGGTTTTGGTTCTGTGGACCCTGATGCAATTCTTTCCGACTGTCGATTCATGGCACTCGCAAAAGAGGTTGGTTGGATCATCCTTGATCACTTGTCCATCCTTATGTCAGGCAATGAATCACACGACGAAAGGAAGCTAATAGATCTTACGATGACCAAGCTTCGATCCTTTGTGGAAGAAACTGGTATTGGTATGATTCTCATCAGCCATCTTAAACGTCCCGGTAATGATAAGGGCCATGAAGACGGTGCTCAGGTAAGTCTCGGTCATCTTCGAGGCAGTCACAGTATCGTTCAATTGTCAGATATGGTCATTGCTCTTGAGCGTAACCTATCTGCTGGTAATAACTTCTCTAACATTCGTGTCCTCAAGAATCGTTTCAATGGACAAACAGGTCCAGCTGGAGCAGTTGCCTTCCGGGCTGAGACGGGCCGAATGGAAGAAGATCTGACCATTGCATTCTCAACACCAACATCTATTCCTGATGACGACGCTCCATTTTGAAAACATTGAAAGCTCTGAGATATGTCCTACGTGTGGGTCAGACTCATGGTTCTTCAGTAAGGGTGATCCAGCCGGACACTTCTGTATTGACTGTGGAACACCAGACTCAGCCACACAGGCCATGTTGCTAGATCTCGAACCAGGGGTGTGGGTATGAGATTGCTGTTCGACATCGAAACCAATGGCCTTCCCCGTCAGGGGTTAGATCGTATCCATTGTATCGTTGTCAAGGACATTGATAAGGACGAGATCTACCGCTTCAATGACACAGGATCAGGACATTCGATTACGAGTGGGTTGACCTTGTTACAGGATGCTGAGGTCTTGATAGGTCAGAACATCTTAGGGTTTGATATTCCCGTCATAACAGACCTATACCCATTCTTTCATACATCTGCCCTATGTTATGACACCTTGATCTTAAGCAGGATGTTCTACCCGGACAGGCTTGCAAGGGACTTTCGAGCAAAGCCAATTGGAATGCCAGGTAAACTCTACGGAAGACATTCCCTTGAGGCCTGGGGTTACCGTCTTGGTGACTACAAGGGTGAGTTCGCTAAGAACACTGACTGGGCTGACTGGTCACAGGAGATGGAAGACTACTGCGAACAGGATGTTCATGTGGTTGGTAAGCTCTTTGATGAGTTCGTTGAGAAGGATGCTCTTAAGTATGAGGATGCTATTCGTCTTGAACATGACCTGGCCAGCATCATGGCTAAACAGGAATGGTCTGGGTGGCCCTTTGATGTGAAGAAGGCACAGCAATTAGAATCCGTTCTCCGAACAGAAATGGATCAACTTGCTGATAAGATGCGGGTCACCTTCCCCTATGTTGATGGAGGGCAGATGACTCCAAAGGTTCGTAACTCTAGTCGTGGTTACGTTAAGGATGCCACCCTAACCAAGCTCAAGGAGTTCAATCCCACAAGCCGCGACCACATTGGCTGGGCCTTCATGACCTGGCGAGGGTGGAAACCAGATCAATTCACTGATACCGGACGACCAAAGATTGATGAAGGCATTTTACAGTCCATCGCTACAGACGAGGCCACTACGTTTGGAAGGATCTTGGAGCTTCAAAAGGCTCTTGGTCAACTTAGTGACGGAACGAACTCGTGGCTTAAGATGGTTACCAGAAATGGTCGTATCCATCATACGTGTCAACTTGCCACCAACACAGGCCGTAACACCCACAGCCGTCCTAATCTGGGTCAGACTTCCTCTGATCCTCGTTGCCGTGAGTTGTTTGGTCCTGGCAAAGATATGGTTCAGGTTGGTGCAGACGCTAGTGGACTTGAGTTGCGTATGCTTGGTCACTATCTTGCTTACTATGACGGAGGGGCTTTTGCCGATGTTGTTGTCAATGGAGACATTCATCAACAGAATGCTGATCGGGTTGGCTGCTCAAGGAAGGAAGTTAAAACACTGACCTATGCATTTATCTACGGCGCATCTGATCGCAAGATCGGACTATCTTTGGATAAGTCCCTCGACAAGGAAAAGGCTGTGGAGCTTGGTAAAGAGATCCGCACGAAGTTCCTTAAGGCTATTCCGGGCCTTGATCAGCTTCTTAAGGCGGTCAATACGAAAGCTGCCACGGATGTTTTAAAGGGCCTTGACGGGCGTCCTATCCGCCTCCAGGGTAAGAAACACGCTGCTCTCAACTACCTACTTCAATCGGCTGGTGCCATTGTTTGTAAGCGGTGGAATGTCATTGCCTATGATTCATTCGAAAAGCTTGGCTACACCTGGGACATTGATTACCAATGGCTTGGCTGGATCCACGATGAAATACAACTCGCTATTCAACCTCACCTAGTCAATGATGCCAAGTTCAATCTCGAATGGGCCATCGTCCAAGCCGGAGAATACTACAACCTCAAGGTCCCGCTCGCCTCGGAAGCAAAACATGGAGCAACGTGGGCAGAGTGCCATTGATACCCATCTCCGTATCGATGCTGACTTCTATGCCTATCGGGCCTGTCAATCATCCGAGACCGAACTTGACTGGGGTGATGATCTGATTACCATTGCCAGTAACTTTAAACAGGTGCTGGAGATCTTTGGCAGTGAGATCAATACCCTTGAGAAGCGGTTCGATACCACCTACGTTACCCTTTACTTTTCTGACACTAAGAACTTCCGAAAGCTTATTGATCCAGAGTACAAGGGAAAGCGTACCAAACGTAAACCAGTAGGCTATCGCAGGCTTCTG